TGACTACGAATCTATCATTAGAACAATGCCATCTCAGTTCGGGGCACCTGCAAAAGTTGCGATTACGGAAGAGAATAATATGATTAAGATAAAAATGTTATCTTACGATACAAGTGGTAATTTAACTGACACGGTTTCTAATACTTTAAAAAGTAATGTTGCAAACTATCTATCTAACTATAGAATGATTAATGATTACATTTCAATTGAAAGTGCAAATCCTATTGATTTATCTGTTAATGTTGATGTTGTATTAGATGCTAGTCAAAACCAAGGTGCAATTGTTTCTAAAATTATTGATATCATAACTACATACTTTAGTCCTACAACAAGACAATTAGGTCAAAATGTAGTTGTATCTGAGTTAAGAAGATTGATACAAGCCGAAAATGGAGTGATCAGTATTTCGGATATGGAGTTCTTCAATAAAGTTGGAGGTCAGTACTCGTCAAATCAAACATCACAAAAATATTCAGATCCGGCAACCAAACAAATACAATTAATTGCGGACACCATTTTTGCTGAACCAACGCAAATTTACCAAATTAGATTCCCTAACAAAGATATAAACGTTAGAGTTATCAATTTAAGTACAGTTAATTTCTCTTGATAATTTATTTTTTTTTAATTAGAACTATTTTTTGAAAATAGGAAATAAACTATTTATCAAAAAAGACTTTAATGCCAAAATCATACAGAATAAGGACCCAAGTAGGTGTCGACAAGTACATCAATGTAAAGTTAGATCAAGATTTTGATTTTTTAGAAATCCTATCTTTAAAAATTAACCAATCAGATCTTTATACGAAGGTGTGTTCTGACTACGGTGTTGTAGTTGGTAGAATTTTAGTGAATGGAGGTTTTGGTATACCAAATGCTAAAGTTTCGGTATTCATACCTTTATCTAACGAGGATGAATTAAATCCAACAATCAGTGAGTTATATCCTTATAAAACATTGTCCGATAATAATGATGCGGGTTATAGATACAATTTATTACCACACGATCCATCATATAGTGTTCACGCAGCGACAGGAACTTTCCCAAATAGAGATGAGGTATTATTAGATCAGACTTATATTGAGGTATATGACAAATATTACAAATATACGGTTAAAACAAATGATAGTGGTGATTACATGATTTTTGGAGTTCCAACGGGGACTCAAACAATTTTCATGGATGTTGACTTATCTGACATTGGGTGTTTTTCATTAACACCACAAGATTTAATTAATGCGGGTCAAGCAACGGAAACACAAGTTAATGGAGCAACATTCAAAAGGTCTTCAAATTTAAGTGAATTACCTCAAATTAAGACATTAAATAAGAATATTGATATATCACCACTTTGGGGTCAAGAAGACATCTGTCAGATAGGAATTACAAGAGTTGATTTTGATTTAACATCTGAGGCAAATGTGACCATTAGACCTAATGCAATTTTCATGGGGTCTATTATATCAAATACTAATGATGACGCTCTTAAAACAAGTTGTAAACCTAAAAACGACACAGGTAATCTATGTGATTTAATATCAGGACCTGGACAAATACTTGCAATAAGACAAACAATATTTCCTGATAAAAATAATTTACCTGTTCTTGAAGAACATAAGTTTGAACAAGATGGGAAAATCATTGATGGGGACGGAGCGTTCTTAGCGAATGTACCGATGAACTTAGATTACATAGTTACTAATGAATTCGGGGAACAAGTAATTTCAAATGACCCAGCAAAAGGGATTCCAACAAAAGGTAGATACAGATTCAAATTTAAATGGAATAATGAAGGTGGGTTACAGAATGAATTCCAAAGAGCCAATTTCTTAGTTCCAAATATTAAAGAACATGGGTGGAGTTCATCTGCTAACGAACCATTTGACCCAAGTTCAACTTTACCCACAACAATAGTCACGCCGGCTGGTTTATTAACAGGGTCAACAATAATAACACAAGATGGTGGTTTATTGTTTAATGATCAAGTTAATTCTGAAAATTTTACGGTATATATTGATAGTGGTAGTGGTCCTGAACCATATTATGGTGATATAAGTGTTATTCCAGTAAATTCTAATGATCAACTTTTTGTTGTGTCAAACCCAATTGACAACACTCAACCACAACAATTTGACTTTACATTCTTTCCACAAGATTATTTTGATTTATTAAGATCATATACATTTAGTTTGGATTGGGATGATTATGTTGATCCTATTTCCGCAATTAATTGTGAGGACACATTCTATGAGATGAACTATAATAAAGTTTATACAACCGCAATGTTTCTTGATAGGTATAAAAATGGAATATCAAGAGCGAGACACTTAGGAATTAAAGAGATTGATGACAGAACTTGTAAATCAACGAACAATACATTCCCTGTAAATGACATTATTAGAAATTTCGATTTTATATTCTTCATATTTAATATTTTAATAAACGTTTTAACGTTTCCGTTATTAGTTTTATTATTTGTTGCTCACTTTATTGCTTGGGCTTGGCCGATATTAAAATACTTACTTATTGTTTTGGGTATTGTTTTTGCGATATGGGCGATTTGGTCGGCAATTGATACCATTAATAATTTATTGGAATCAACTGCAACTGCGGTACCTGGTGGACCTGTAATTAACATTGGGCTTATTCTTAGAATTGCATTCCAGGTTATAAAGGCAATTTTCTATGTTGCGTTAGCCGCTGCGTTTATTGCGTTTACGGTAAAATATCTACTCAAGATTAAGAATTTCCCACGAATAGGGTTACCAATGATTTCATATCCTGAGTGTACAAGTTGTGATTGTGATTGTGGTCCGGCAACATTGGATGATGATATTGATGCTGCTTCAGTACAATCAAGTATTGATGAGGAAAGTGAGAGTTCATCGAGTAAAGCAAGTATAGGTGCGGCAAATACATTCTTAGCTCCTGTGATTAGTTCGGGGTCATACAAAATAGATCACCCAAACATGGAAAATCCTGAGGATGAAGATATTGATGATAATGATGCTGGTCCATATTGGTGTACCGGTCTAGGGTACTTCCAAAGTATTATAACTGGTGCGGTTGAACAAGAGTATAGTGCAGATGTTGCAGCAAGAGCGTTATTGGATTATAAAAGATTATTCTCAGGGTATGATATATTATTTGACCCGACGAAAAGTGCTTCAGATGTTGGTTATACAACATATTTTGCAAATGAGTTTTCATTGTATCATGCACCACAACCTTTTATGTGGGCGGGAGAAGAATTATTTTTAAATCCTGATGCTAGATATTGGGCGTATCCTTTAAGTGAGACTTATCCACAAAAATTAAATGAGTTTAATACAAGAGATAAATTTTTCATAACCTTACCGAATGGACCTGATGCTCCTAACATAATTAGAACAACTGTTAATGAATTTACGGGTAATACTTTTTATGAGGACCAAGTAGTGGTTTTACTTGCTAGTTCAGGTACTAAGAATCAAATGGGTACAGGTGAAATTATAACATTCCAAAACCCAACACAATCGAGTGGTTTAGTTAACATCACTGGAGGTACTGTAAACCAATATGGTAATAACGCGGTCACTGGAACAACTATAACGGGTACCACAGTTGTCCAAGTTTCAGGTGCGGACACTAATAACATTAATAACCCATCAAACACAACTACAATAAATTTAACGAGATATCAAAATAACGACGGAGGTTTCTTAAAGTACCCTACGGATGTGGAATATTTCCAAATGATTACTGGGTTAACGATTAATGAGTTTTTTGCGTTAGATGATACAACAAATCCCAATTTATACCCTTCTAAATATTTAAGACACGCCATTAGAGTTGCAATGCCAACTTGTGGGGCGGCTTTTAATAATACTGCCTTAACACCTAAAGTTGCTTTATATCAGATGGAAAACTATCAAGATTATGAGGTTATTATTTTGGTTAGAGGTGTTGACCCTAATACGACTAAACAAACTATTAAATACGATTTATCAAGAATATTTGGATACACTTCATGGGGTGTTTCTGTTGGTGCGACACCTCTTAGTGTTGAAGGTTCTTATTATATGAATATACCTATTCAGGCAAATCCTGACGTGTCGGCACCATATAAACCTATTTCACATAATAGTTCGGATAATAACGTACCTAATTTATATCACGAGTCATTTACATTTACTCCTGATCCAACAATATATACCGCATTTACATCGAATTACCCTTATTATTATTTATCGACAGATGATACACTTCTTCCTGATTATACACCATCTTCTGGTGGGTGGCCGACTTTGGATGCTTTAACTGTAAATAGAACTAACCTACCATCAAATAGTGATTATACATTACCAAG